GTTGTGGTCCGGGTTCTTGTGGTGCCCGACGAGCAGGAACACCGGGGCCAGGACTACCTCGCCAATGACCTCACCCTTGGTGGGACTTGGGTGCAATGCTCGTACAACGGGCGGATCAGGAAGCAGTACCCGGGTCCGGGCTTCACTTACGATGCGACTGCTGACGTGTTCATTGCGCCTCGCCCTGCCGCGTCGTGGGTGTTGGACGAGAACTATGACTGGAAGTCGCCGGTTCCGATGCCGGAGTGGACTGACGATCACCTGTCGATCTACTGGGACGAGGATACCGGGTCGTGGGTTGAGGTGTTCCGTGGCGATTAGGCGGTTCTCTACCGCTGATCTGACGGGCCGTAAGGGGTCGTCGCTGATTGGTGATTATGGGTGGGGCTGGTCGGAGATGGACTCCATTGCCACCATTTCGGCCTCCGGCTCAGACGGCGGAGGAGGCCACCTGTTCTCTAACATTCCACAGACGTACCAACACCTTCGCCTGCATGTCGTAATACGCAGCGGCCGTTCGGCGGCAACTGACTTCTTGTTCATGCGATTGAACGGAGATAGCGGTAGCACTTATGCGTGGCATGGACTGTCTGGTAACGGGTCCGCTGCATCCAGCGTTAGCAATGCTACGGGGGTAACGACATACATGGCCTTCGCTGGACTCGATAACATTCCCGCAGCGTCCGCTCCTAGTAGCGTATTCGCCGGATTCATAATCGACATTCTAGATTACGCAAGTACGTCTAAGACCACTACGGTCAGGGTCATGGGTGGCTTCGACACTAATGCTTCTGGTTTGGTCTGCCTAGGGTCCGGCTTGTGGACTAGCACGGCGTCGGTGAGTAGCGTCGCAATCGGATCAGGTGTTCAGGTTCCCACTGCGGGCACGCGCTATGCGTTGTATGGGATCAAGGGGTAGTCGTGTCTCGCACTTACGATGCTATCGCTGCCGCTACCTTGACTACGGATTCGGCAAGTGTGACATTCTCTAGCATCCCTGATAACTACACAGACCTTGTTCTGATGGCTAACGTCAGGGGCACCGCACTTGCCTATCCGCGTGTGCTAATGAATGGTTCTGGCGCTGACCTCAGCCGTATTGGGGTTACTGGATCAGGTTCTACTACCGCATCGGCTCGGGCATCGGATAACTACATAGTAAATACCGCCTATTGGAATACCAGCGACTTCGCGTTTATGACCACCACTACTATCCTGAACTACGCGAGCACGGTTACGTTCAAGCCCATGATTACTACAGTCGGTAACGCTAGTGTCGCCGTTGAGTTGGTTGTGAATAGTTGGCGTTCTGCGAGCGCACTTACTTCGGTGCAGTATTACGCAAGTTCAGGAAACATGGCAGCGGGGTCTACGTTTCAACTGTTCGGCGTTAGGGCGGAGTCGTAATGCCTGCCGTGAAGCGACTGATCGCCAAACAGACACTTCTAGCGAATGTGGCTTCGTTCACGTTCTCCAACATTCCACAGATTTACACCGACCTTATTCTCGTTACTTCTGCGCGTTCTAGCAGCGGTAACATGCCTGCGAGCGGAGCCGACTTTGTCTCCATCGCGCTCAACGGCACGCTCCCGTCGACCGGACGCTCTCTTTACGGCGTCGGCACGACAGCGGGAAGCGCAACAGTCAGTAACTTGTCGATGCCTCTTACTGATCCCAACACCACGGCCAACACGTTCGCTTCCTCTCAGGTTTACTTCCCCAACTATCAGTCGTCTGCGGCGAAGGCTGCCTGGGCCGTCACGGCTGCCGAGAACAATGGCACAGCACAGATACAGAACGGTGTTGCGCTTTGGTCGTCTGTCACGTCTCCCGTGACAAGCATGACTCTTACTACGTTGAACAGTAACTCGTATGTTGCGGGGTCTACGTTCTACTTGTATGGGGTCACTCAGGTGCCTGTGATTGTGGGCGGCACGGAGACGGTGGTTGGGGGTTACAAGGTTCACACGTTTACGTCTACGTCTTCGTTGCGGGTGATCGAGGGCGGGTCGGTGGAGTATTTGGTTGTCGCTGGCGGCGGAGGCGGCGGGGACTTTACGGGTGGTGGCGGAGGTGCAGGAGGTTTGCTCACGGGTTGGGCCGGTATGCCGGTTGGAACGCAAACGATCACGGTGGGTGGTGGCGGAGCCATCGTTCTGAACAATCAAGGCGTAAACGGGAACAACTCCGCTCTAGGCTCTATCGTCACCGCTACGGGCGGAGGCGGTGGCGGCTCTAACGGGCAGTCCTCATCCGCGCTGGATGACGGCAAGAACGGCGGGTCAGGCGGCGGTGGCGGGTCAGGAGTAACTACCAACTCCACAGGCGGCACGGGAACTTCGGGCCAAGGAAACAACGGTGGCGGAGCCCCAGGTGGCGCATCGGCTCAGTCGTACTACCCCGGCGGTGGAGGTGGCGGCGCCAATGCTGCCGGTGTTGCCCCCGCCAGCGGAAACTCTAACGGCGGAAACGGCGGAGACGGTAGAGCATGGGGTGGCGTCATCTATGCGGGCGGCGGTGGTGGTGGAATCTTTGCTACCGGGTCTGCTGGAAGCGGCGGCTCTGGCGGTGGTGGTGCGGGAACCCTGAACGGAACCGCCTTTAGCGGTGCGAGCAATACCGGCGGTGGCGGTGGCGGATCAGGTGCCAACCAGTCCAACAAGGCCGGCGCTGGCGGCTCCGGCATTGTCATTATCCGCTATCCCCATATCGGTAACTAACTAAGGAGAAACACAATGAGTGAGACAGTCGCGGAGGAGACTCCGATGGTGCTGGAAGTGAACTGCGCCACGGGTGAGCAGACGATGAGGCCGATGTCTGAGGCCGAGTTGGAGCAGCGTGAGGTGGACCGTCTGGCGGCGGAGGCTGCCGAGTTGGAGCGTGTGGCGGCGGCTGAGGTTGCGGCTGCGGCTCTGGCGTCGGCTCGCCAGGAGTTGCTGGACATGGGCCTCTCCGAGGGCGCGGTCGACGCGATCATGGCTTCCCGCCAGTAGAATAGGAACCTAACCGAGGGTAGGAGTGGCTTGTGGCTTGGACTTACACCGGCGACCCGGCTCACTCCGACCGTGACCGTGTCCGGTTCCTGATCGGTGACACGGACACGAATGATCAACTCCTCAACGACGACGAGATCGAGTGGTTGTTTACGGAGTCGGGTGACTCGATCTATCAGGCCGCCCATGACGCCTGTCATGTGATCGCGTCGAAGTTCGCGAGGATGGCGACCTCGAAGTCGGTCGGTGACCTGTCTCTGTCGTATCAGGACCGGTCGCAGTCGTTCTATGCGCTGGCTGATCGAATGATGGCTCTGGCTTCTCGCCGTGATGTGCCTACTCCGTGGGCGTCGCCGAAGAACTTTCAGACCGCGAATGAGCGGAGCGAGTTGGGTATGCAGGGACATGAGTTCCACACCGGTCTGCATGACAACCCTGGGGCGTGATTGTGGGTATCGCCAAAGATTTCGCGGTGATGATGCCTCACGCGGTCATCGTGTACGGCTCGTCAACGCTTGACAAGTATGGCAAGCAGTCGCACTCTGGGTCGGGTACGTCGTATCAGTGCCGGCTGATCTGGGACTCGCGCATGATCCGCACGCAGGACGGGCGGGAGATCCTTGAGGCGGGTCGGGCGGTCGTGTACGGCGTTGCGACGGTGGACGTAAATGACAGGATCGCGTTGCCGGATGGCCGCACCCCTCTAATCACGTCTGTGTCGCAGTTGAGGGACGAGTCGGGCGCCCACCACACGGTTATCGGGTTCGGGGCGTGATGGCCCATGGCTGGCGCCTATGTGAAGGCTCGCGGGCTTGACCCCTTGAATGAGGCGTTCCGTCTCGCCGGCAAGGATGCCCCGATCTACGGGCAGCAAGCCCTGTTCGAGGAGGCCCAGGAGGCTTTCCGCCTGTCTCAGCAGGTCGTCCCGGTCGACACGGGTGTGCTGCGGTCCTCGGGGAATGTCACTCAGTACCGCACCGGGAACCTGGCTCATGCCTGGATCCGGTATGGCGGGGCGGCAGCGAACTACGCCATTTATGTCCACGAACTGCCCCCAGGAAGGGCGACACACGCCTCGCCGACGCAGTGGAAGTACCTAGAACGGCCCGTGAAACTCTACGCTAAGGGCATGGCCGACAGGATGAGGGTCCGGGTGCTTGACATGATCAACCGGAGGTTCGTCATCTAATGAGCACCATTCTTGAAGCAGTCGGTGACTATTTGCAGGCTCAGGGTGAAGGCACTCTGGGCACGAATCTGTTTCTGGCGACGATGCCGGAGTCCCCGGATTCTTGTGTCTGTGTTTACGAGACACAGGGGTATGCCCCAATGCTAACTATGGGCGCTGCGGCGTTCGCTGTCGAGCAACCGGGGTTGCAGGTCATTGTTCGGTCTACTCGTGGTGACTACCCGGCTGCTCGTAATAAGGCGAGGGCTGTCCGGTTGCTGATGGCGGGGATCACGGAGACCTCGATCTCCGGTATCCACATCATGCGGGTGGCGGCGGATGGGTCTTTCTTGCCGATGGGTGAGGACCAGAATGGCCGGCCGATGATCAGCATGAACTTCTCGTGTGTGGTGCGTCCGTGACGGATCCGTATGGCCGGTCGGCGATCACGGATGAGGTGCCTCGGTGTTGGCGCTGTAACCGGATCATCGCGTTGCTGGTGACGCGACCGTGGGCTATCCGCTGTTCGAGATGTAAGGCGGAGAATAGGCATGAGTGATCTTGTCGAGGACTTGAAGGCGCTGTTGGATGAGCGCAGTGAGGTTCCTCATCAGAAGCGGTGCGCGGTGAGTCTGGTGCTTGAGCAGGTCACCGATGAGCAGCGTGAGTGGCTTGGTGTTCTCCTTGAGGAGGATTGCCGGGTGCCGTCCGGGCGGGTTGCCGAGACGTTGCGGAAGTGGGGATACGACATCGCGTATCACTCTGTGCAGCGGCACCGTCGTCGTACTCGTGGCGCGGGGTGCTTGTGTCCCTAGACACGAAAGCGATCACGATGATGGTGGAGCCCGGTAGTCATCGGGTGTGGATCGAATGTACGGCTTTCGTTGAGTATCTCCGCATGGTGGAGCGGCGTGGCATTGACGCTGCGGCGGGGGCGTTGAAGTCTGAGGACGCGATCACCTATGCGGGCTTGACGGCTATTCACGACACGATTCGGCAGATAGCCGACAGTCTCATCGTCACGGCGATGGAGGCTCAGGAAACGGTTGCGAGGGGCGAGCGCAATGAGCCTTGAATCTGACCTTGAGGCATTGGCTAATGCCGGTGATACGTCTACCTATCAGGCGCCTACGGTGCGGCACCCGTCTGGGTGGGAGCCGGGGGTGGCGTGGGATGGAAACTCGGGGACGTTGACGACGCAGCCAATGGAGACACCGCCTCGGGACTGGGCGGAGTTGCTGGCGGTGTGGGATCTCGACCCTGCCGAGTATGAGGTTGTCGAGCCGGTGCAGTACCGGGCCTGGGACGCTGGCCTGGGCGAGGGCAATGTGCAGCGCATGTTCTACTACCGGGCCAATGTGCGGCGCCGCAGGGTCGGGCAGTCGAGCCTGGACGAGTTGCTCGCGGCGGTGGGGAAGAAGCGCCCGGCCCCGCCGGTGGCTGAGGGCGGGGGCCTTTCCTATGTGGTGCTGGCCGGTGACCTTCAGTTGGGTAAGCCGGACGGGGACGGTACTGAGGGGACGGTCGAGCGGTTCCTGACCAAGACTGACGGGACGGTGCGCCGGCTGAAGGAGTTGCGTAAGGCGGGCCGGAAGATCGACTCGATCACCCTGGGCTGGTTGGGTGATTGCATCGAGGGGAACGTGTCTCAGGGGGGGACGTTGGCGATGGCGGGCCGGCTGGACTTGACGGTGTCGGAGCAGTTGCGGGTGTATCGGCGGCTAATGTTGCATCAGATTCAGCAGTTCGCTGGGCTGGCCGAGAAGATTGTGGTGCCGGTGGTGCCTGGTAATCACGATGAGGTGGAGCGGCAGGGCAAGGTGGTGCGCCGGTATGACGACTCGTGGGCCGTGGAAGGGGCTGTGGCGGTCGCTGACGCCCTAAACCTGGCCGGGGGGTATGAGCATGTGCACTTCGTGTTTCCGGGCCGTGACGAGTTGACTATCACCCTCGACATTGAGGGGACGGCGGTGGGGTTCGCGCACGGTCACCAGTTCGGGCGTGACCCGGTGAAGTGGTGGGCCGGGCAGGCGCATGGGATGCAGCCGATTGGGTCGGCGACGCTTCTGTTGGGCGCCCACTTGCATCATCTGCGGGTGGAGCAGTCGGGAGCGAAGTCGTTTATTCAGATTCCTGCGTTGGATGGTGGCTCGACGTGGTGGCGGCATAAGACGGGGCAGGATTCGCCGCCGGGGATGGTGTCTATGGTGATCGGTGATGGTGGTTGGAGTGACTTGGCGGTCCTGTAGTTACTGGCCGGTAACATCTAGGGTGGGGTCATGACTTCGGAGGAGTACGCGACTGAGGTCGCGACGATTGTAGAGCGCCTGGGCGACCGGATCATGGGGCCTGGGATGTTGCAGTATGACGACGGTTCGGGGCTTCAGCGGTTCGAGAAGCGCCCTATGGAGGCCATCGTGCAGGATGCCCTTGAGGAGATCGAGGATCTGATCGCGTATGCCTGCCAGTTGCACATTCGGGTGAGGCAGATCCGCGACTCGGTGCCGTTCTAGGATTAGGTCCACAACCCCGGTTATGCTACACTTGGGTTGTGAGCGGGGAAAGGCCCCGCCGGGAGGGGGATCCCATGAACACCACTCGCGCCGGCTTCACCGCCACCGCCAACCGCGCCTTCATCCCGTGCATGG